AAGCAGTGGTATCAACGCAGAGTACATGGGGGGGGTGAGAGGAGAAATCCTCTCTCGGTAAGATAGCCTTATCGGCTAGCCTAACGATGTGCGGCTCAATCGCCATTACTCATTGAGTCCTGCATCATAGGGTTAGTCCCCACGCGCCATTTAGACGCGGCATCGGCTTGGGTAGAAAGTTTATCTGGAAACAGAAACTGCTGCTTATAGGCCGTACCGTGGTAGGTCGCTAATCGGTAGACCACTGGAGGACTAGGTTCTTCTTATTATATTTGTTAAGAAGAGGGGTAGATCTTTAGTGACTCTATAAGGTTAGTGAAACCTAAGGAGTACGACTTCCGCCTTCTAAGGCTGCCTGCGGCCCTCATAGGATGAATTTTCTATGCGGAAACCGGGGTTAATCGTTAAAATATAACTAATAACCATGACACAATCTCGAAGACAAACGAACAGCATCTTATTTTCAGCTGATCGGCTGCAATCCCGATTGCGACAGGTCGTTAGGTCGATTAATGGCATGATCCAAGGAAACTTGGGTCGCCCTCTACTTAAGGTATTACTTTATTTACCTTCTGTATTGGGTATTAAGTCTACGATCTATGTGGTAAAAGTTCTTCTAGTATACGCTAAGGCGGTACATTCCTTATGGATTGCAAGTGGGATGCGCTATGTGGTTATCTACCTCAAAGCGTGTCATACACTTCTTCAGCAGGCGTGTGCCGGCCAGAAGCTTTCCGATACGGGCTCGTTAGGGGCCCGTGTCCGGCGGACGAGAGGAGGAGGTTTACCTACTCTCATTCCAGTAACGCATCGCAAGGAGATAAGTAAAGGTAACAAGATGATAATACGTCTCTGGTTATCTCTCTTCTCGATATATCGAGTGATCGATATACCGGGACGCGTCAACCTTGGGACTATTATTGCTCCTTATTCAGGAGATACGGTTATTCTAACAGAGTTTAGTCGCTTTGTTGGGAAATTTTATCTTTTGGTTAAGGAGAAGTTCACGGTTCCAGGGTCGATTACTGATGCTCTTTACGATGGCGCAATCGATTTTCTGAAGCAGCTTCGAGCGAAGCCGTTTCTGATTACCGCTGCCAGCCCTGTCCTTTCGGGTAAGGCTGTCAAGTGGCTATCGACCTCACCGATCGCGATTTTATTAAGCGTCCGGGTGTGGAACGACGAGCATAACCGACCTCTGAGAACACTCTTGGAGAGTTGGTGTGCTATGACGGGAAACATCTGGATTCTGAATCGGATGCAGCTCTGGGCGAAAGGCCCGAGAGACGTTCGAGATAAGAGGACGACGGTCACACCCTCCGGTGAGTTAATCACCGGGGGAGTCGACCTTGTGGATTGGCTTCCACAGGTAGGCAAGAAGGTAGGTAGTACTTGGCAACACTTCCTCGGGAAGCTAGGGTTCAAGAAAGAAGCCGCTGGGAAAGTTAGAGTTTTCGCTATGGTGGACTGCTTTACGCAGTGGGTAATGGACCCATTGCACCAAGCAATCTTCCAACTCCTGCGGGTCATCCCGCAGGATGGTACTCACGATCAGGTAAAACCGCTTGATCGTTTGCTGGAGCGGCAGAGGGAATTGAGGGACAAGAATCGGCCTCCTGGTGATACCCACAAGGGGAAATCACGAGGTCGTGCACTGTCCCGAGAGACCTTTGGTCTGTTCTCGTTCGATTTGTCGTCCGCGACGGATCGTTTACCGCTGGCCTTCCAGAAAGTGCTCCTTTCGCCTATTTTAGGGGCGTGGGGAGCAGAAGTGTGGGGATCCCTATTGGTAGCCCGGGACTACCTTTATACTCGAAAAGATGAATTCGGGTTAAAAGGTGGTTCTGTTCATTACAGAACAGGGCAGCCAATGGGGGCTCTATCTTCCTGGGCCATGTTAGCGTTAACTCACCATTGCATAGTGCAGTGGGCCTGGTTTAATGTATGCAAGAGGGGCTTCGGAATTTGGTCTTGGTACCGGGACTACGCCGTCTTAGGTGATGACGTAGTAATCCTGGGACGCCAAGTAGCAAAGGAGTATGTTAGATTGATGACCGCACTGGGCGTTCAGATTTCGATGCATAAGTCTTTGGTTTCTACAACCGGGTTGGGACTCGAGTTCGCGAAACGGACTTTCCTGAGAGGAGAGGACGTAAGCGCGGTACCTCTGCCCGAGCTTCTGGTCGCCCGGCAAAACATGCCTGCGCTCATGGAGCTCTGTCGGAAGTATAAAATGACTTTGGGACAGTATCTGTCTTTCCTGAAGTTTGGTTATCGGGCCAAGGGGGGAGCAACAGCTCACCTTTGGAGAATCTCGAGGCGGTTGAGAAACTACTTGGTGGCTTTCTACTCCCCATCCATGCCGGCCTCTCCAGGTCTTATTCAATGGTTATCTATGCGCACAATAGGTAGCTATTATAAGACTTCGAAGGCAAAATTGGATGCCGTTCTCAACCAACTTCTCGTGAATGAGCGGAAAGCTCTTCTTGAGATGTTGGATCGACTGCAACCTCTCGTCTC